GTGACTTACGTATGGAGCAATACGGTACAGAATGGGCTACTCGGCAAAGGAAAGCAGATATTGGTAAATCGTTAGCCACGTGGGCTATTGTTGGTGCAATAACTGCAACCGCTAACTTCTATCGTCACCAACGAGAACGACCAGATGAGGAAGAAGATAAGACTGGTTGGTTAGATATTTTGAGCAAGCGACTAGGATATGTTGAGTTAAACGATAACTGGACTGTACAGTTACCAGTCCTTGGGCGCCTTGCGCAAAATATAAAACCTCTTGCTGAAGCCTTCTCTCAAGAAAACTACGGTCCAATTGAAAAGACAGAAGCTGCTCTTAATGGATTAGCGAAACAGTTAATTAAAAACAAAATCCACAACGGTGGTCAATTTATTATTAGTAATTTAACTGGCAAGTCATTCAAGGGTTTGCCTACATTTGAACGTGATTCTGGATTGAAAGTTGCTGTAGAAAATGATGTAAGAGCGCCATTTTATTTCCATCCGACTGGGTATTTATTTCCACAACAAAGTCGATTAGCAATGGACACAATGACGCTTGCTCATCAACGATCTTATTACGAGGACTTATTAAAGTTAGCTATGTTCTCTGAGGCAGCTAAGCAAAATATGTCTATAGATCAAATGATTCGATCTGGTAATGTTCCTAATCAATTACGAGTAAGTAAAGAACAAGCTAATGAATTATGGTGGAAGGCTACTGTTCCAAAGCTCCTAGGTTTTAACGTTATGTATGAACCTAAGGGATACAGGATGGTCAATAGGGAGCCAGTCCAAGTAGGTAACAGCAGTATGACATTCGGACGTTTTGCGTACATGATTAAAGACTGGTACGACTATCCAAATATTTTTGAGATGATGCGAAAAGAACCTCAAAACATATTTACTGGATGGGATGTCAAAGACCCAAGTAACGCTACGTTTGGAATTGCAGCATCAGAATCTCAAGCAAGAGAAAAAGAGAAGCAGAAGATCCGGTTACCACTGAACAATGTGACCAGAGCACTGATCCAATATAACGGAGGAGGCAGTAATGAATAGTAATGATTTAGCAAAGGAGTTTTTAACTCTTGCTAACAAATATGTTGGTGTGTCTGAAGAACCATTTGGTAGTAACCGTGGGGATTTAATTGATAAATGGAATCGTCAAAGCAACGTTCCGTTAGGAAGTTTTTGGTGCTGCTCATTTGTTTCTGCTATTGGTAAAGAGTTTCAAGATGCTCATAATATTGACTGGCCTGTGCCTATTACTGCTGATTGTGACGTGGTTTATAGCTGGGCAAGAAAACGACAGCTAATGACATCATCTCCGGCTGCAGGAGACTTGTTTGTGTGCCATCGTGGTGATGACGCATATCACATTGGAATTGTTGACACTGAAGGTGTTGATGGGATTATTGGAAGCATAGAAGGCAACAGTAATAACAACGGTAGTCGCAATGGATACTTAGTTGCTCGGCGCCCTAATGTTTATGCAAATAGAACTGCTGATAGTCTTAAGTTTATTCGTTGGACAAAGATGATACAGCAGGATGAAGAGTGGGTTTTGAAGGTAAAGAATCGTCAGGTTGAATGTATTAACCATGCAAGCCGTGTGTACGCTCCATTGCGTAATGCTTTAAACATGTTTTTTACACCGCATGAGGTGCTTGTTAATTTGAAAGCGACAGACGATGGCGCTATGTGGGGTAGTGAGATCATCCCTGCACCTTTGATTACGCGAGATGGCAAGCGTTACATTGGTGTCAGGGACTTAGCTCTTTGGTTAGGATCTTATATTACAATCAATGATGTAAACAAAACAGTTACATTATCAAAGCCCTAGGGCATCGTATTCTGTGAATCGGGCGTACCGGGGTTCAAAGTTAAGTAATGAAACTCCAGTACGTCCGTTTCTGTTTTTAGCCACGATTATCTCTGCCTTATCAATCGTCTGTTCTTCTTCACCTATTTGCTTGGCTTCATAATATCCAGCACGGTAAATGAATTGAATGACATCTGCATCAGACTCGATATCTCCAGACTCTCGTAGGTCTGACATCATAGGTCGCTTGTCTTGACGTTGCTCTACAGCACGTGACAGTGATGATAAAGCAATCATAGGACACTTGAACTCACGTGCTATATCCTTTAGACCACGGCTTATAACACCAATGTCGCGAGTTCTATTCTCAGATTTATATGACGATGGCAACGAGATCATCTGTAAGTAATCAACAACCACCAAGCCAACATGAAAAGACTTTTGGGTGTCTCTAATTGCATCTCGTATTCCTCCAAGGGTGACAGTTTTATCTGCGACAATCCTAACATGAAGTGACTTAGCCTCCTGTGCTACAACCTGTAGCTTATCCTTCTGATAATTGTTCAGTTTCTTAGTCTGAATTACTTGGCTGTCTACTTCACTGTAGATTGATAACATACGAGCAGTGACCATATCCTTGGACATCTCTGCACTAATAATCAGCACACCTGTCTTATCGTCAAGTCCTCGCATAGAACGAGCTGCGTTCCATGCGTATTGTAACCCAAGACTAGACTTACCCATAGATGGTCTACCACCTACTATGATGAGTTCTCCATCACGCCAACCTCCAGTAATAGAATCTACTTCACTAAAACCGCTGACAACACTAAATGTAGTCTCATCTTCCTGTCTACTGATTGCTGCATTAGATGCCTCTAAAATTAATTTAGATAAATCATCTGTGCTGTTTCCGGAATTGGTGAAAGAAACAGATTTATTTAATTCAGTAATGATTGAATCAACATCGTCATCGCCTTTCGATGCCTTCTTACTGGCAAGCTCAGATGAAAAGATAATCTCACGACGTCTATGATATTCAATAACTAACTTGGTATAGCTTTCATAATTGGACGTGGTTGGGAGTAACTCAGCGCACTGCATGATGTATCCCAATCCACCACATGCCTCAAGAGCATTACGCTTTGTAAGTTCTTCATTGACGGTGACAATGTCAATATCTTGACCAGCGTTATCAATGGCGACATAAGCATCCCATATAAGACTGTGGGATACGCGATAGAACATACCCTTGTCAATATGTGACAAATTCTTGAATAGCTTTCTACCACCAAGAAGAACAGACGCTATAAGTGATTGCTCACTCATAACGTCCGATGGGATTTCTATATTAAAGCCAAGGCTTTTATTATGATCGTTGCTCATCTATGTGTTCCTGTATTCTAATCAATAAGACTTCATTCAAAATCTCTTGTAACTGCTGACCTTTGACTGGTGCTTCTACTCTCCATGCTTTTAATCCACCGGTCTTTGATAAAACAATCTGTATGGTTGGATGTAATCTACTAAATGGAGTGCCAAGGCGTATTGCTTCTACGATGTCATTGGTTACTGAATGAGGTAAATAATCTCCATACTTTACGATAGCTATATTAATAAGCACTTCTGATGGTGTTGGACGAAACTTGGATCGAGTAAGAATTCTCTTGGCTCCATCCTTGATATCTTCATCACTAATCCCATCAACAACCACACGATATACAGTCTCGCTAGTACTATTCCAAGGAATAGAACTAGGAAGCTGCGAAAGAATAGCCAGTAATTTATCCGTTGTTGTCATTAAACCAATCCTCCACGTTTATTGATGTTGTTGTATTTGCATACGATGGAGATGCATATGTATCCCAATGCTTCCATAAAGACCGCACGGTTACCATTTCTGGCTTCCACTTGCCCAGTAACTCTTTCGTGCGAACATATACATCGTCACTAGTCACTCCTGCCTTATGCATTTGCCAGATGATAAGTCGCACATCCTTCCATTCTTTATCAGTAATACTTAGCAACTCAAGTGTAGGTAACTTATATCTAGCAACTTTAAACTGCTTGTACAAGACAAAGGCTGGATCGTCTTCCTTTGCAAGTTGCTTCTGCTCTTGCTTGACTGACGTAACCTTTACATCTGGGTCGTGGTCAAGGGAGTCAGGGAATAACTTATAACCATTGCTAGTTGTTCTCCCATTAGGAGAAGTTCTTCCATTGATCTCAAGTAATCTCTTCTCGTTTATCTTCATACCTGTCAGGTAGTGAAGTGCAGTCTTGACGGTAGTCTCAGATAAGCCTGTGCATTCTACAAGTCTCTTTATGCTAGGCCAGCAGTAACCATCGTTGTCAACATGCATGACTAAAGCCATGAATACAACAAACCCTGATGGAGTAAATGAAGTTATATGGTTTACGAGTAAGCGGTCTATCTGAACAAAGCCAGACGAACGCTCACCTGACAAGCCGAAAGACTTGCCATTAAATACAGTAATCATGCCTTACCTCTAGTTGTTATATGGACATTCAGCGCAGTATCTTTGCACTGATTCTGTTTTTGTTTCGATTGCCTCGCAAAGCGCGTTCAATCCATTTTTGTATGAACTAATCATCTCTAATGCTTTATTTGCATCATCAACTGACCAGCCTTCAGGGATAGTGATTTGTTTTAGTGGTTTCTTTTCTTCTTCTTTATCGCCCTTTAGTTCTTTCTCAAAATCTGTTACAGATAGGTTGCGAGCTTTTGCTGATTCTAGAAGTTGTTTTTGTTGTTCCGTTCCCACATGCGCGACAATTCTGTGGTGAGTCCAACTGATACCTGCAATACGGTTATTAATAGGAACATTGCTAGAAACCCAACTCCAGTTAGCAAGACTCTGATAAGCGCAACCAGTAGCATCCATAGCCTGTGCATACTTCTCCCCATATCTCTTTTGCCCATAGTTTAATGCATCACCAATTGCAAATTGGAATGCTGTTGTGAGTTGCTGTAGTGTAGCCATCAGTCGCAACCATTGATCATATTCAATGTCGTGATTGAAATGAAGACCAACATCCGTTACGCTAACGGCGTCTGGAATGCTGCCTATATAAACTAATTCATCGCTCATGTTATTTCTTTCGTTGATACAAAAGGACCACGGATTTCAAGTCCGTGGCCCTCATTTGGTTGTTGTTGACCCCGCATTAATGTTGGTTACGAGGCACTGTAATCTTACTCCTCTGTATCACTCGCTGTCAATGTTTTAATTGTTACATTTTCAGTAGATCCAGAAATACAGAAAAGATCTGGGTACTGATCAACAAGTGTTAGTTGAACCTCTTTAGGTATTTTACTTTTGAGTATTCGATGCTCAGTTTTTACTGCTTCAAGTGGAACAACCATGACTGCCTGTTCTTCATTCAAAACAGTAAAGGATGGGGCAACTGTACGGAAAGCAACTTGACCCCATGGGCACTTCCATGTTTTAGCTTTACCAACTAGTTGACTCTCCGCAAAGTCTGCTATCTGATCGCCATATCTACTCTTGAGCCATTGAACTTTACGTTCTTTGTCTTTAACTATTGACTTGTATCTATCTACAACAGACTGCATTGCAAGTTGTTCTGCTTTTAGTTCTGTCTCGTATTTTAGTAAACGCTGTAAAGCTAAAAGAACATCCTCTTCTGTTTTAAGTTCATCGCCCAGCCAACCATCAACTGGACCGGCATATTCGCCGGTCTCAATCTCGTAGTAACTATCACCGATGATGTCAAATTTACTTAAGTCCAATTTATTCCTCCTCTGCCAAGAACACCGACTCTGCTTCTTCTGGTGTATTGAATCCCATCAGTACTTCTGCAACTAAACGTAGGTTTTCATCGCTGGCATCTGTATGACCAGCAAGACGTTCAAACACTCGCTTCATATCTGACGAGGTAATATCTGCACCCCATATGCGTTTACACTCTAAGTTAAACTTTTTGGCTGGTGTAAGTACAGTTGCAATTGCAGTAATCTTTTTTCGCTGAGGTGTATCTACAATGCGCATATCACCAGCTGGTGTAATAGGCTCTTCCAATTCCTGAGCAAACAGTGTGCCGTACCCACACAAGGCCAATGCTCGCCCAATGGCGCCTGTTTCTGCCTTCTCGCGGTAATCAGCAAAATGCTTCTCATGCTCTGTCTTGTGAGCTTTAGCAATAAGTCTGCCTGATGTATCATGAATCTCTGCTGCAAATGTACAGTAGTCAGTGCCCGAAAGTTCGGGCACTGCATACGTCATGATTGTCCAGTCTGGATGTTCCTCACGGAACCATGCAATACGTGGAGCTACTGGCAAGTACTGCTTGCCTTTTAAGTTAATGAAATGATCTTTAGGATTGAATGTCATGTTACTCTCCAAATAATTCTTTCTTCATGTCGTCGGTCAATGTTTCTAATGCAGCCTTGCTGCTTGTAACAGCAAGTAATATGTCGTAAATAGTCTCATCAAATATTCCATACCTATACTTGTCAGCAAGTATGCCTAATGGCAACGCGCTAAACATAGTAAATCTATCTTTCGGTGAAAACGCATTCACCAATTCATTTGGTGAACTACCAAAATAAACGCACGTCTGACCATCAATATCAACGGTTTTACAATGCAACTCATTAAGCGCATATTGTTTAGGGTCAATTAGTACTGAAGCCAGAAGAGTCTCATTTGGGTAAAGGTGATTACCAGATGCACCAAAAATATTATCTGGCACATGATTGTTGCACCCATAAACATACATGAGCTTCTCGTTGTAATTGAGTGCGCGAAACTCAGATAGTAAAGCTTTCCATGTTATAGGTACAGCAACCTTATTAAATTGTTTAAAGTATTCTGGGTCATCATTTACTTCTATAAAAATCTTGTCTGCAATACTACAAGAAAACCATGACAAGGTATCCTCATCTTCTACAAATGAAACATACGTAGTGTCGTGCCACTTCCTTGGAACATAGTAATCCATGTACTCTGGTTCAACAGGATACAAGTATTGTTTACGTTTACTTTTGTCTGTACTCATTATTAATAAACTCCTCTAGTTTTTTGATTGTGTAATCATTACCAATAACCAACTCAACTGTATGTATAGCATTTAGTACTTCATCTAAAGACCTACATACTTTAGTTACATTCATATCTGCAAATAGTTGTTGTTCTATTTGTACTTTTCCTTTCGTTGTTTTAAGCTCTATGCCAACCCCAACTGGTATCTTCCACTTAGAGCTGTGTACATAAAGATCTGGTAGCCCTACACTATTACCTTGCCATCCAGTAGCGTAGTGTCTTGTTTTACATGTAGGGCACATAACTTTTGACCGTGCCTTTCCTGACTCGAAAACTGTGTAACCTAACAGTCGCAACGACTGAACTACCAATTGTTGCAACTGTTTTTCGGTTAGCGATTGAACCAATATGCGACTGCGATTAACCATAACACCGCAAGTATAGGTGTTAAACAGTTCTCATGCAGACTCTTGTCTTCTTCTTTTTTCATGTTGTAACTTTAGGAATTTCCAGCAAGTTACTACATGCATTAGTGGTATTGAAGTTGCCTTAGTAGTGTTTAGATATTTGATTGCTATCTTTGCAGACTCCGGAGTTGGAGCTTGCAATACTAACTTCAATATGTCTGGTGTTGAAAGTATTTTGTTTAGTGTTTGTTTTTCTCCTTGTGTCAAATTGTTGTGCATGTATTCTGCATGCCTATCGTAATGATCTGGTTTGTAATTGGTTTTTGTGTAATCAATTACACTCGCTAACTTATTGTCTTTGTAGACATATTTTGCCAGTGTTGAGCTATACCAGCATCCATTTAATAGTGAGATGATGTGGCTCCGTGACCATGATGGCCATGGATTTGGCGGGAATACACTCTTCATCTCAACAACATCATTCCCTGATGCCTTTGACACAAATAGTTCAAAGATAAGTATGGCTGTGTATTTGTTAGATATGTGCACACCAACGTTATTGATGTGCACATAGTAGGCCACTGGTGCAATGTATTTCTTGCGATGTGATGCCATTAGAATCTTGGCTTGTATTTACCAGACATGCGTGACAAGCAATGGCTACACTTCCATGGTGGAGACCAATCTCCAGTAAGGAATGTGTCAACAACTTCTGCTGCAGTGCATCGTTCTAACTTAGACCAGTCATGTGCTTTCTCATTTGCATGAGTTCTCCATATGATATTCATATGTTGATCCCAATATAGATTGTCTAATGATTCAATAGAGTTAGCTGATTCTCGTGTGCCATCCCAGTTCTTAGGCATTTTGAAGGCAACAATTTTTAATTTCCATGCTGGCCAGTTGAGTATAACAATTTCATTTGTACTAACGAGTGGTTCTATTTTGCTCCATCCCTCTGGATTTTCACTGCCATCTTTCATGGCATCGAGCAACTTAATTAATTCTTGTAACATAATTCTCCTGTGTAAAAAACTTGTGGAGCCTAAAACGCATCTTAGACTCCACAAGGTGTGGTAGATCCCTACTGATTATACCGTAGGTAATCTACTCACATGTGCAATTTGATTCCCAGTTCTTGCACTCATCACAAGTTTCAGTACCCATGAGGTGGTAGTCATCATCCTCTAAGTCATCACCACTGCGTTGTACATGTTCATAACCTTTAGGTCCTGCGTATATGTTGCCAGCAAAACACATGCCGGGTTCAGCATAACGACATGTGAACTCAAGGTCAGGAAACATATCAGACATAGTAAGTATCCATATATCTGGTGGACCCCATGCTGTATCAAAAGCAATTGTTACATGACCTTCTTTGAAGTCTAGGTAGCATGTATCACAAGCTCCCCATTTAGTACCCCAGTTGTTGTACTGCCAGTCAACATTGCCACATCCATTCTCATCTAATGGTTCTGGCACAGATTTGTTGAAGTCTAGTACTGATGTGCTCGTTTCATATTTTGTAGTGTGTAACTCAGCCCAAGCAGACACCTTGTCTGCTGGGCCAGTTATTGCCAATTCATTCATACACCAATTAGGCATTGTGTTATTCCTTATCCGTAAACTAACTCACCAAAAACTATTATCTGAAGCATTGTGTCAATGACATCTTGATCAATCTGCTGTTCTTCTTCAAACGATCGATCGCCTTTTTTCCATGCCTTTCGTAGATATGTAAAAACATCTATAGGTGATATTGCACATAAATATTCATCCTCACCATGTATATCTATGTGCCATGAGTGAGGTTTGTTAATCCACTTTGCATCCCATTGAGTTACCCATTCACAATGATGTAACGCTTCTGTAATTTGGTCATACCAAAACTCGTTATCGATGTCTCCGGGTATCCACTTGATATGTGTGTCATTTGCTTGCATTACGTCGTATTTCCTTTACTGTCATGTCAATCCTGTCCCAGTTTGTGCCGTAGTTGGCATCAAATCCCTCGTGTAGTTCTTCTACTACAGCTGGCCACTCATC